CAGTCGTATAACTCCCCGAGCTGTCAATCGCCTGTGTTCTGTCAAAAAATGCCTGTTCTACTCGCGCCATATTTTTTCACTCCGCTGCCGGTCGCTACCGGCTACTCAAATCCCAGACTTGTCTGGTTCTGTAAAAGTTGGTTTGTTTTTTTCGTGTTTTTCTTGATATCTTCGGTTGCCTTTGCTGTGCGTTCGGCGGCGTTCCCCGCAGACAACGCCCTGGCGTATTGAGCGTAAAAAGAACCAGCGACTTCGATCTTTCCTTTGACCGTTTTAAGAACATCAGGAAGGCCGGAAAGTTTTTTCTTGGCGTCTTCCAAAGAACCGCCTTTTTTTCCGCGTTTCCGCCCGACGCGTTTTGCCCTGTCTACTGCTTTATCCCACTCGTCTTTTGCTTTTTTGAGTTCTTCCAGTGATTGCCTAAGTGATTCGGCGGAATCAGCTTCTATCTGTCCGAGATCGCCAGCGAGATTGTTTTCAATCATCCCTTGCGTTTCTCTGCGTTGGGCTTCGATTCCGGCTTTGTCTCTGTTGGCTTTGGACGCCGAGTCCTTTAACGCTTCATTGAGTTGATTCTGGGATTCAGAATCCTTCATCTTCAGTTCATCATCGACAAGTTTTATTGCGGCTTCCACATCGAGATTCTTGTCGAATATCCCCATGAACTTAAGCCAGCGTTTCTGGAGCCATGATTGCGAAATGTTCCAAGCTTGCTGAAGATTGCTCAAAAAGATATTCCAGATATCGGATAGGAAAGAGACCGTGTCCACCCAGACTGTTTTCAAGTTTGCCCAGGCGTCAGTTATGATGCTCACCGTCCCATAGAAAACCTCGGCGGTACTCTTCTGATACCATGCGCTGAAACTTGCCCAGTATTTTTTCAGTTCGTTAACGCCGCCAAGCCATGCGACTTTCAATGAAGACCATAAAATATTCGCCGCAAGCTGAAAATTCCCGGCAACTAAAGCGTTGGCGATTCCTTTCCACGACTTCACTGCAAAATCTTTGAGGATCTGAAATTTTTCAGCCAGCCATTCTAATGCCTTGCCACCTATTCCTGAATAATAAAGAATAGCCGCGCCAAGTCCGGCAATTGCCACTGTAGCAAGTCCAATCGGAGAAATTAAAGCGGCAAGAACTGAGCCTAAGATTCCGATCGTTGCTCCAAGAATAGTTATTATTCCTGATAAAACGCCAAATGTGACTGCAAGGACTTTCGCTATCATTCCAAATGTCAAGAGCGCGGCTCCGGCGGCGGCGGCGACTCCAATTATGGCAACAATGGAAACAACCACTCTTTTATTTTTCTTGATCCATTTATTGAGATTCTTTGCCATGCCAATCATCATTTTTGAAAGTTTGGCAACGGGCTTTGACAATGCCTCTCCGACTACTGAAAGGATGGCTATTCCTGCCTGTTTCAGCCTTGCCAGCGTCATTGACAATGTTTTTGCCATTTTCGCGTATGCTTTGTCGGCGGCCCCGGCGCGATTCTTCATTATCTTGATGTCATCATTGAATCCTTCCATGCTCTGCAATGCTGGCAATACCCCTCGAATGGCGCGCTTGTTTGGGAATATCCTGCTGATCGCGTCTGGTGGCAACTTTGCTATTTTTTCAAAGACGCCTTTCAAGCCAATGCTTTTTATTGTCGCGGATGAGAGTTCAAATCCGAGTCTTTTCGCGTATTTCGCGGCATCATCTGTTGGCTTAAGAAATGTTGCGATAATTGCATTTAAAGCAGTTATTGCATTTTCGGTTTTTATTCCGCGTCGGGTCATGGTCGCGATAGCCGCGCCGAACTCATCCATGCCCACTCCGGCGCTTGCGGCAGTGGTTGCAACCAAACCTATAGAGGGCGCAAGTTCCGCAAAAGTGGTTTTTCCGCGTCGTACTACGGAAAACAAAAAATCAGAAACATCGGCGGCTTTGTCGGCGGATAATCCATAGGCATTAAGGATTGTGGTAATCGCGTCGGCAGCGATCCCGGTATCGGTTACCCCAGCTTTTGCGGCCTTTGCGGAAACCGCCAAGACACTTAAAGCTTTTTCGGCTGGTATCGATGCCGATAATATGTCGTATAATCCCTTTGCAAGGGTACCCGTTCCCTCTCCGAAGTGAATGGACATCTTTCTTACGCCACGAGTCAGCCTTTCCATATGTTTTTCGGGCTGGTCAAGCATAGTTGAGACATTTGCCATCTGCTCTTCAAAATCAGCAAACACTTTCACGCCAAATGCAAATGGCGTCGCCATTATCAAACTCGCGGCAAGCATCTTTCTGCCGATAGTTGTCACGGATGCGCTGAAAGCCATAAGCTTCTTTTTCGCCCCAACTAAGCCACGGACAAGTTTATTGTCTTGTGTGCAAAGTTCGACATACGCCGCGCCCGCTCTGATGTTTGCTGATGTTGACATAAATTATTTTGATATCACTTTCTTTTGTGAGCCATCAATGACAAAATCGAAGCCGTCCAGACTTTCGCAGTTTTCAGGAAAATTGGTTAATCTAATTAAGACATGCTGCCGCCAGTTGTTCTTTTCATACATGCCGACAATAACCAATAATCCTCCTTTTTTGCTCTCTTCAAATTTGACGGTTATCTCTTCCTTTTTCAGTTTTCTATAACTCATTATTCAGGTTATTTCCTTTTCTCGCGAAGCGAGTTATTTCGCTCCGAACCGGTGCCCGGTCAACGAATACATCTTTTAAAATTCTTAGTCCTTTTCCACGAAGGACGTCCTTTACTTTCTGCTCATGCGGATTGAGTTCCTTCGGTTTTACCGCCCTCTGTTTTTTGGGGTCGCGATTGATGTTTATCATCAAAGCCAGGAGTGTGGATGTGTGATTCCAATTGTCCTTGCTTTTAGCTTCCGCCATGATGAGTAATTCACGCAAAGTCAGAGGATCTGGATTCACTCCCGCAATGCCCGCCAGCTCCCAGATAAATTCATAAGCCTCTCGATTTCCTGCTCCATTTCCTTTTCGGACTCCGGGTCTTCGAGATACTTGTCCGCTACCTCGAGAGCTTTCATTTCCATCTTCTTGAATCTCCCCATCGCTTTGCGAAGCACCCGGCGCTTCGCTTCGGGGAAAAAATCAACAAGCTCCTTCAGTAAAGCTTCGGTCGCAAGATCAATGGCATCCCCAGCCATTGCCTGCCCAAACTGCTCATCAGTAATGTTTTGCTTGTCGGCGTCCGGTTTGCAGACGGCGTAAACTACATCACAAAGAAGCACAGGATTTGTGGCAAGCTCATCTATCACGCCCTCTTTTACAACTCCTTTTATCAAGTCAATATCAAGAAGTGATCTTACCCTTTTGACTGCCGCGATATTTACATCAACCGTCCACGTCCTCCCGGCATTGTCTTTAAATGTTTTCATTGTTCACCTTTCTATGGAGTTGGTTCTTTCCATTGGGGAGCTCTAGTTGAGTAAGTGGGCTTGGCTGTAACTGAAACGGCCATCGCATCCTCAAGAGCTTCTGATCTCGAAAAGCTTGTAATCGCGAAGTCAGCGTCGAGCCCTTCGCCATCCGCTCCGTCAAGAATTGCGAGAGCAATTGGACTTCCACTTAAGTAGGCGCTTTTGATTGCACTGAACCCGGCATTAGCCGAATCCCACACCAGTTCGAATTCTACAGAAGCGTCCTTTAAAGCGGCCACTGTCGCGCGCCATCCGTTGTTTCCGCGAGTGGTGACATCCGCCTCTGAACTTTCCAGATTTAAAGTCACATCTTTTGCGTTTTTGAGTTCATTTGAAGCCAAACTTCCAGCATCGCCGTAGTAAAGCTTCCCTTCCAATCCAAGTCTATACATCTTTAAAATCCTTTCTTTTTACCTAACGCTCCCAGCCCATAGTTGTGGCAGTCTCTTTTCTACTTTCTTTAGCGCTGGGCCCATAAAGGGGCGAGTTGGGTATCTTTGCTTTTTATATTTACCTCCAAATTCATGGGCCATTCCCGAGCGTCCAACTACCGTGTGAGTCGGGCCTATAAGCACGCGTTCATTTTGTTTTTCTACCGCATACCGCAGCGACCTTTTGAGTTGTCCTTTTTTTGTATGAGGGGGTTGTCCAACCCTCGAGGGGCGTTTGCCCCTTTTTATACTTCGCCTTGCCGTGAGACGGATTGCCGCGCCGGCATGGTTCAGACTTTTAAATGAACCTTTCCTTGCCGCATCCCTCACGCGTTGGGAGTAAAACTCTGATCTGCTCCTCATTGAGATCATGGCAAAACCTTGAATGTCAAAGTCACCACAGATGTAAATTGCCGGAACTGCCTTAAATGCCCGGGATCATAAATGGGTTCGTTTTCCTTTTTTACACACAG